TTGGAAAACTTGACGGATTAACTGGAGGTGCTATTTCTGGAATTAAAAATATGATTAAGGCAGTTAGTGGAGCGACTAAAGGTTTTAGTGCTTTAAGAGTTGCAATCATAGGTACTGGAATTGGTGCTTTAGTCATTGGAATAATGGCAGTTGTAAAGGCTTTTAAATCGAGTGAGGAGGGACAAAATAAGTTTAGAAAACTTATGGGTCTTATTGGCGTTGTTGTTGGTAATTTAGGAGATATGCTCTCAAATTTAGGAGAGGGAATTATTGAAGTTTTTACAAACCCTAAACAAGCGTTAATTGATTTTAAAGATTTACTTGTTGAAAATATTACAAATAGATTTAATGCCATAATTGACACAGTTGGCTTTTTAGGAGACGCATTCAAAAAAGTATTTGAGGGAGATTTTGGAGGTGCAATGGAATCGGCAAAAAAAGCTGGTAGCAGTTATATTGACATATTTACTGGAGTCGAAAATACATTAGGAAAAACAACAGATGCATTAAGTGATTTTATAGATGAGCAAGAAAGAGAATTAAAAATAGCTGGTCAAATTGCAGACCAAAGAGCAAAGGCAGATAAAATTGAAAGACAGTTATTAATTGACCGAGCAAATGCAGACAGAACAAGAGCCGAGTTATTAGAAAAAGCAGTTGACAAAGAGAAGTTTTCAGCAAGTGAAAGAATAGCATTTTTAGAGGAGGCTGGAAGAATAGAGGCTGAAATTACTGACAAAGAAATTGCAGTTGCTAAAATAAGATTACAAACTAAACAACAAGAAAACGCTTTAAGTAAATCTACAAAGGAGGACTTGCAAGGGGAGGCTCAATTAAAAGCAAATTTAATAAATTTAGAAACATCAAAATTAAATAAGCAAAAAAGAGTAACAACACAACTAACAACTGCGAGGAGAGAAGAACAAGCCGATAAAGACGCAGACGTTAAAAAAGAAGAAGACAGAATACAAAAAATTTCTGATTTTAGAAATAATATTTTAAAAAAGGACGAGGACTTATATGCCACAACAGAGGAGGAGAAATTACAATTACAAAGAGAAAGAGCAGAGCAAGATCTTGAAAATTTAATTGGCACAGAAACAGAAAAAAGAGAGGCAAAACTTGCTTTAGATGAATATTACGATGAATTAGAATTACAGTTAGAAAATAAGATACTAAAACAACAAGAGGAGGAGAGTGCAAAAACAAAAGAGCAAGAAACAAAAGACGCAGAGGCTCTTAAAGATGCAAGAATACAATATGCAAGTGAAACGCTTGGTAATTTAGGAGCATTAGCAGAGGAGGGAAGTGCTTTAGCTAAAGGCGTTGCAGTAGCACAAGCCACAATGAATACTTATCAAGGGATAACATCGGCATTAAGTGCAACAGTACCGTTTCCAGAGCCATACGCACAAGCATTAAGAATAGCCAACTCTATTGCTATTGGAGTTATGGGTTTAAAGAATGTTCAAAAAATATTGCAGACAAAACCAATAGAAAAACAAGCACCAAGTATTGACAGAGGAGGAGGAGGAGGAGCACCAGCACCACCAAGTTTTAATCTAGTTGAGGGAAGTGCCGACAACCAGATTGCAAATAGTCTAAATGACCAGAGTCAACAACCAGTTAAAGCCTTTGTTGTGACAAGTGACGTAACTTCTGGTCAAGAAATGGACAGAAATATTATAGAGAATAGTAGTTTATAATTTTTTTTGTATATTTGCATTGTACATAACATAATTTCATTCTATTAAGAGGGAGAGGATACGTCAGAATATTTCTCCCTTTTTTTTATTTCATTTTTTTTTGTATATTAGCAAAGTAATTTTTTGAATAGATTTTAGTTTTTAACCTCAAGCGTTGGGAAGTGCTTGGGGTTTTTTTATTGCAAAAGTGTAACAATAATCTTTTTTATTTATTATTAGGTTATGAAAACATATAGTGCAAATTTCAAAAAAAATTCAAAAGGCGTTTTCGCAATTTCATTAGTAGACGATCCAGCAACACAAGAACACTTTATTGCAATGTCCAAGCCACAAGAGATAAGACTGGCAGATGTAAATAAAGAGGAGCGTATTGTTATGGGTTTAGTATTACAACCAGACCAATTAATTTACCGAAATCAAGGAGGTCAAGAGTTTAATATTTACTTTAGTGCCGAAACAATAAAAGAATTATCACAGAACTTTTTAAAAAGTGGATTTCAATTAAATAGCAAGTTAGAACATAACGAGTCAATCGAGGGCGTTAGTTTTGTAGAAACTTGGTTAGTAGAAAACCCTAAAATTGATAAGTCCACGAATTTTGGTTTTGAATATCCAAAAGGGAGTTGGATGGCTACAATGAAAGTAGACAATGACGAAATTTGGAACAACTACGTTAAGACTGGAAAAGTAAACGGCTTTTCAGTAGATGCAATGGTAGATTTGCAAGAAATTGAAATGTCAAATAATAATTTAAAGACAGAAGAAATGTCAAACGAAAAAAAATCATTATTGAGCCAAATGGAAGTTTGGTTTACAGAGAACATTTTAACTAAAAAGAAAGTTGAAATGGGAGAGGTTAGAAGTGGAGAAATTGTTATCACTTATGACGGAGAAGAATTGGAAGTTGGTATGCCAGTATTTGTTGAAAGCGATGAGGAGCGTATTAATTTGCCAGACGGAGACTATCCAACAGAAATAGGTTTAGTGATAGTAAATGACGGAGTAGTATCGGAAATCAGAGCAGAGGGCGATGAAGAAGTAGACAAGAAAGTCGGAGAAGATGAAGAACTTGGCTATGGTGGAGAGGACGATATTGCAAAGAAAAAGAAAAAAGAAATGTTAGATAGCGATGTAATAAATTCTATCAAATCAATTTTGGTTAAGTATTCAGAAGATATGGACGCTAAACTTGAAGAAAGATTTAACAATTTCTCGACTGAATTGACTTCTCTAAAAGAAGAAAATGCGAAACTAAAAAGTGAACTTACTGAATTGAGCAATCAACCAGCATCAAAGCCGATAGTTTCAAAACCAGCTACTCAAAAAGTAGCATTAACAAGAAAAGGGCGTTTAAGACAAGCAATTGACAACGCAAAAAATTAATTAAAAAGAACATTTAAAATGGAAAATGTAAATTTAGCAACAACAGTAACAGTAGCGTCTAATTACGCTGGAAAAGTTGCTGGTGGAATTATTGGTTGTGCTTTTAAAGAGGCAGACACACTTCGTTTAGGTTTATTAACAGTAGCTGAAAACGTAAATTACAAATTGAACTTAAGAAAAATCGCTTATACAAGTGGTTTAACGGATTACACTTGTGGCTTTACTCCAGCTGGAGCAGTTACTTTGTCAGAGAAAGTATTGGAAATCAAAAAAATAATGAATCCAATTCAAGTATGTAAAGAAGATTTTCGTCAAACTTGGTCAGAAGATCAAATGGGAGCATCTGCATCAAATCCAAATGAGCCAACAGAAATTTTAGACGCTATTCAAACAAACTTATTAGATAGTACGGCAGAACAAGTTGACAATGACATCTGGAATGGAAACGCAGCAACTGACGGAGAATTTGGAGGTCTTGTGGCACAATTTGCTGCTGACGGAAACGTTATAAAGCACGGAAACGGAATTACTGCTGGAAACGCTCCAATAACGGAGGCAAATGTTGAGGCTGAACTTAAAAAAGTTTTAGAGGCAGTACCAGTAGCAATCAGAAGAAAAGATTTAACTGTTGCAGTATCTCCAGACGTATTCCAAGCATACTGGTTTTATTTAGTATCGAAAGGAATTGCAAATGACGGAAACGCAGAGCCAAAGCAAGTACGTTTTGGACGTTACACTTTAACAGAAGTAAACGGTTTAGCTGACAATACAATAGTTGTTTTTGAAAAAGCTAATGTTGTATTTGCTACTGGGTTACAATCAGATTTCAACGAGTTATCTTTAGTTGACGAAGATAGCATTGGACTATTAACTGGACAGATAAGAGGGAAACTGGTATATGGAGCAGCAGTAGGTTACTATTGTTCTCAAGACATTGTTTGGTATTTAAGTACATCAGCATAATTATTAACCTTAAAAATAAAATACAATGAGTTGTGATATTAGTCAAGGACGTTTACGTTCGTGTAAAGACGGATTGGGAGGTAACTCCGTATTATATTTATATAATGGATTAAAAGATGCATTCACTATTACAAGTGGAGAGGCAACTTCAATTAATGCTGGTTTAACGGCAGTTTACAAATTTGAATTAGAGGGAGACTTAAATACTCTTGAACAATCTCAAGTTGGAGACCGAAATACTGGAACAGAAGTTAACACTCAAACATTAACCATTTCACTAAAGAAAATTGATGCGTCTACAAACGCACAGTTTAATTTATTAGTAGCTGGATACCCACAAGCAGTTGTGGTTGACAGAAACGGAAATTGGCATTGTTTAGCGTTAGATGACGGAATGGATTTTACAGTTGTTTCAACTACTGGAGGAGCAAAAACCGATATGAATGGCTATACTTTAACTGGTGTAGCTACGACTAAAGATTTAGCTCCATTAATGGATAGTGCAACACAAACTGCATTTGAAGCATTAGTAGTGTAATTATATAAATAATAATTGACCAAAACCCTATTCAGAAATGTTTAGGGTTTTTTTTATAACAAAAATCACTTTTTTTTATTATTATGTTATGGTAATAAATCCAAACAATTTAACGCATACAATTAGAGTTGTTCCAAGATACTATCCAACAGATACAATTAATCTATATTTGTATAACGAGGCTACTCAAGAAACGAGTAATCCTAATGCGACTTACACTAATGCAGATATATATACTGAAATCACTTTTGATTTTACATTTACGGAAAGTGATAAGCACCAAATCAAAATATTAGATAGTAACGATGAGATCGTTTATCGAGGTTTAACTATTGCAACAAGTCAAGAGCCACAAGAGTATTTAATTACAAAAAATGCGTATTATTATTAAGATATGGACATAAAATTAATAACATTATCAAATTACGTAAGACCAAAGGTTGTTGAAAACAAATCCAGAGGCTACGTTTTAAACGGACATCATAATAGCTTTTATCAATATATCATTGATAGAAATAACGGAAGTCCAACAAATTCTTCAATAAACAAAACATACAACAGTCTAATTTACGGAGGTGGCTTGACTTACAAAAATGGAATTTACGGAGTTAATGACTGGGCGAAATTACAAACAGTATTAAGACCAAATGACGTAAGAAAAATGGTTGCAGATTTCCAAGTATTTGGAGAGTTTGCTTGTCAAGTTATCCAGACAAAAGGAGGAGATATTTCAAGCATAAAGCATATTCCAAAACAAATGGTTGTGCCGAGTATATGCAATGAAGATTATGAGATTGATAGTTATTGGTATTCGAGAAACTGGAGAAAATTAAATCAAAATCCACCAGAGCAATTTCCAGCTTTTGGATATGACGCTAATGCTCCGATAAGTATTTTTGTTGGAAGTCCATATACAGTTGGAGACGTATATTTTGCAACTCCAGATTATTTGGCTGGAATGCCTTACTGCGAATTTGAGGAGGAACTGGCAAATCTAAATATAAACTCAATTAAAAATGGTTTAAGTGCTGGATATATAATAAATGTACCAAACGGA